TCGAACCAGTGATCGAGTAATCGGGGTTCGGAATCGACAACCCGACTGGAACCTTAACAGCGCCGACCGCATCCGTCCGCAGAACAACCTCAAATCCCGCCACCCGGCAGGCGATCCCCGGCATGAACGACAACTCGGCCCACTGGCCGGTCGAACAGATCATCCCGCCGACAGCCTTCCAATCAGACGAGCCCGCGAGCCGCCCGTCGATGGTGTTGACGACGGACCCGACTCGCCCGTTCACCTCCATGCGCGGGACGGGCGCTGAGGCGAACACGGCGGACGCCATGAGGATGAGGGCCAGGATTAGCGCCATATGACCTCCAACCTCGGGAAAGCCGTGTAGCCGCTCGTGCCGTTGCCGGTGACAGGCACGTCGGCGTAAATCGAGCCTGACCCTGCGGCGTTCGTCCACACGGCGGTCTGCACGGTGCCGGTGGCCGCTGCCGTGAGCGTGTTCGTCTGAGCCTGATTCCAGCCCGTCCAGACGGCGAGCGCGTCGGCGGTGCTGTTGGCCCACCACGTCGCCCGGATGACCGCCTGAGTCGCCGCAAGGGCCGAGCCGGGGGCCGTGGCCGTCATGCGGACGCGCTGTTGTACGTTCGACGTGCCGAACAGCACGCCCCAGGGCGAGCCGCTGAGCAGGACGGGCGCGAACAGGGGCAGGCAGGCCGCGCCGGACGTGTAGACGGGCAGCTCGCGCCAGTCCGTCGAGGCCACCCATGCGGCGTAGTTGGTGGCTGCGGACGCGCCGGACCCGACCGAGGAGGCCAAAATGGATTCAAGGGTTTGCTCCCCGATCCAGAACCCGGCGAGCCCGCCAGCGGGATTGATGTTGAACGATCCGGGGCCGTGACTCCCGTAATATCCTTCAGGGTGCATTCCGTCAGGATCGCTACCACCCTGCCACGCAAAGGAAGAGGCATTAGAAGAGATAGCGCTGAAGCCTGAAGCGTGAGAGGCTTTTCCAGACGCAATCGACCCCCATCCGGCTACGTGACTGCCTTCCCCTGACGCTTCAGTCGAAACACCTTCAGAATGAGCCGCCAATGCCCCGGCTATAGTGTTGCTCCCCTCGGCGTGAGCGTAATCGGCGCTCACTAAATTATCGGCCCCATGCTTAACCCTGAGCCCGAGCGTCACCATCGAGCCTCCGTATACATTTTCGTTGTAATTGGACGCGTCGAAAATGGCACCTCTCGCTTTTACGGACCCCGTTGTTTCGTTTCCGCGTTGAACAACATCGTCCAGCGTGTCAATTTCGGACGAAATAAACCCATCAATATCCTCAGGCGTCAGCAGCGTGGTGTTCGTGGTAGCCGCCCCGAGCTTCACCTCGGCGTGACTGATGACAGCAACCATGGCCAGCAGAATGATGACCAGCTTTTTCATATGAGCCCCCTTGCGCGAAGTGATTCCATCATAGCGACCGTGGCTTCGATGATTGTCCCGATGGGGTCGGACGTGGCGGGAATGGTGATGGCGGGGTCAACCTGAATTGAACTCACGTTACCCTGTTCGCCTTGCGGACCTTGGGGGCCTGCGGCACCTGCGGCACCTGCTGGGCCAGCCGGACCAGTTGCGCCCTGCTCGCCGGGGTAGCCGCGTGGCCCCTGGTCGCCTTGCGGTCCTGCGGGTCCGGTGTCGCCCTGCGGCCCGGTTGCGCCCGTCTCGCCAATGTTGCCCTGTGCGCCGGTCGGCCCCTGCGCCCCGGTGTCGCCCTGCGGTCCCTGGACGCCCTGGGGGCCGGTCGGTCCCTGCTCCCCCTGTTCGCCCTGGGGTCCGGTCGCCCCGGTCGGTCCTGTGGCCCCCTGCGGCCCCGTAGCCCCTGCGGAGCCGGTCGGGCCGGCGTCGCCGGGTGCGCCCTTGGCGACGAGCAATTCCCAGTCCTCGGAGCCGAGTGGCGCGGTATCGACGTTCGGGGTGACTGCCGCGTAGGCGGAGCCGAGATAGGAAACGAGGTCGTCCGCCGAGTAGGTCGTTTCAGCGTCCCACTCGCCGCGCCACACGAGGTTGACGCCGGGGTCGCCCTGAATGCCCTGCGGACCGGTCGGACCTGCGGGGCCAGTGGCACCCTGCGGCCCGATGGGGCCGGTTGCGCCCTGGGGGCCGGTCAGTCCCGTCGCACCGGTCGGTCCGGTGGCACCGGTGGCACCCGTCGCGCCGGTTGGGCCGGCTGGTCCGGTTGCCCCTGCTGGGCCTACGGGTCCGCGTGGCCCGGTGGGGCCTGTGTTGCCGGTCGGTCCAGGGGGTCCGCCGCTAGGGCCTTCAGGTCCCTCGGGGCCTGCCGGTCCCTGGGGTCCGGGTGGTCCGGGCGGACCGGTGAACGGGACGAACTCGCCGGCTACATCGAAGTCGAGCGGAGCCCACTTGACGAACACCTGCGACGAGGCGACGATAGACCCGTTGTCAACGGCGTAGAGGTGGAACGGCTTCTGGCACGCGCATCCGGCATGGTCGCCGAACTCATCGACGAGCGCCTGCGTGGCGAGCGAGAGGATTCCGGCGTCTGTCTGCGCGAGGGCGTTGCCGTGACAGTCTGACAGCACGAGTTCAAGGCCAGCCGCGCCGACTAGCGAAACGACATACCCGTTTCCGAGTACGAGGATGCGGTCGGCGGTGAGCGTGGCCTTGGTCGTGTTGACGGTGACTGTCAGCGGCAGCGACATGGCGGATTACTCCGGCTTTGCGGTCTTGGCGGCGAGCGCGTCGGTGTAGAGCTTTTCGAGCGTGGCCTTGTCGTCGCGGGCCTTGAACGCGATCCCCATTTCCGTGAGGCGAAGGCGCAGGTTCTCGGCGGTGAGCCCGTTGTCCGGCTTGACGGGCGCGGCCTGGGTGGGGTCAAATTCGGTGGCGAACGACGAGCCGACGATGCCGGTCTTGGCTTCGGCCTCGGTGATTTCGATGACTTCGCCGGGCTTGATCGACCGGCCCCGGAAGAAACACTTGTGCGTGCAGAGGGCTTTCATGATGCTCCTTTTTTAGAGCCCGGCCCCGCCCGCCTGCATGGCGACAGGCGGACGAGGCGCGAGCGGGGGGGGGTTACCGGGTAACGTGGCCGTCGTTGCGGATGAGGCCAGCGGTCAGCTTCGGAACGGTCGAGAGCGCCGCGCCGGTGACGGTGAAGCTCAGGCGGTTGTACCGCTTGAGCCCGTCGGGCAGCACGTCGTTCTTGACGAGGAACGTGTCCACGGTCAAGCCGCCGACGGCGATGGCCGTGTAGGACTTGAGCGTGGTGAACGTGGTGTTGTCCGCGCTCGTTTCGAACGCGATGGTCAGGGACGCGCCAGCGCCGACAGCGGCCTGCGTGTTCAAGATGAACAGGCGCAGTTCCTTGTCGATGTCGTTGCCGTGAGCGCCCCAGTCGAGAACGTTCGTCGAGTAGGTGACGGCGTTCTCGGTGCCGGTGATGGCCTGGGCCTCGGAGAACATATCTTCTTTGCTGAGCAGCATGGTCAATTTCCTTTCGGTGAAAGTTGGGGCGGGTCGGCCCGCCCCGGTGCGGGTTAGGCCGTGACTTCCGTTTCGTTGGAGTTCAGGGCGTCACAGATCCGGACGGGGATGCCGAACAGCGTCTCGCTGGGGCGCTCCTGGATGTCGCGGAACTGGATGGCGTTCGACATGGTCTTGCGGGCCAGCCACACGCCGACCGCTTCCCACGTGAGCTTGTCCATGTACCACACCTGGCGGACGCCGTTGGAGTGGACGCGGGACATGAGCCGGCGCAGCAGCTCGACGTATTCCGGCACGCCGGTCGTGTCGAACATTTCGTCGGACTGGAGGTTCGCGAGGCGACCGGCATACCGGTAGTCGCGCACGTCGAGGCCCATCTGCCAGGTGAGATACTGGCGCATGGCCTCATAGGTGCCGCCTTCGGTGTCGGTCACGTCCACCTTCTTGAACTCGCCCTTGCTGAGTCCGCCCTTGCTGCCGCGAGGGTAGAATCCGCGAATGGACTTCTGACCCCACCCGACGAGCCAGATGGACCGCAGTGCCGAGGTGCTCGCCTGCGTGGCCGACTTCGCGGAGAACACATAGTGCTTGCTCTCCTTGTCGTCGGTCGAGGTGACGCCGCCAAGGGTGTCGTAGAAGTTGATGAGGCCGTTGAACTTCTTCGGCTCGCTGGCGATCTTGCCGTAGATGAGGCAGTCGGCCATGTCGTTCATCATGGCGTCCGAGTGGGCCGAAACCTCGTCCAGCAGCAGGGCGGACTTGTCGGGGGCCTGGTTGAACAGGTCGGCGTCGATCTCGATTTTCGTCTTGAGCGAGCCAGCCGTGTTGCGAATCTGCTGCTTTGAGCCCTTGCTCGCCTGGACGCCCTGATAGAACTGCGTCCACGTGGTCGAGGGGAGCCCGGTGCGGATGGTGGTCTTGTTGCTCGTGCCGTCATTCGCTTCCGAGATGACGATGTCGTCGAGCATGGGATTCTGCTCGACCATGAGTTCCACGATGTCGTGATCGAAGGTCTTGTCGCCCTTCAACCCGCTCATCAGGTCCCGATAGGTCAGTACCGTGTTGCCTTTGACGCCCATTTTAGTTTCCTTTTTTTAGGGCTGTGTTTCGTGCGCGAGCACTCGCTCGCCTACGCCTGTCGATTACTGGACTTGATCCAGCTTTCGGCGAAATCCTTGCTGGCCGCTCCGCCGCCTGCCCCTGTCCCGGCTCCGTCGTCGGTCTTGGTGGCGCGGCCCTGGGCGGCCAGCGCCTTGATGAACCGAACGTCGTTGCTGATGGCCGGGATGTTGACGAAGAACGCCCAGAGCTCCGGGCCGAACAAGGCGTTTCCGGCGCGGGCTGCGTCGGCGACGAACGCGGGAAGATCGGCTCCGAGTTCGGCCTTGGTCTTGGCCTGAATCTCGGCGACGAGCGTGTTCTCCTGCTGCGTCTGCGCCGTGGCCTGCGTCTTGGCGTGCTCGGCGTAGGCCGTGATAATGTCCTTGGCCTGGTCCGCCTTAATGCCGTGCTTCATCATGACCGGGGCGATGGCCTTGATGGCGGCTTGGTCGAACGGGATGGGCTTGCCGTCTGCTCCGGTGCCGATGTCAACCGCGGGGATTTGCCCGATGAACGAGCCGATCGCCTCTTCGGTGATTTCGACCGCCTTTGAATCGGCTTTCGCCGTGTCGGTTTTCGCGGCGTCGGCTTTGTCCGTCTTGGCTTCAAAAAAGTTTTCGGCCTTCGCGTCGCTCGTCTTGGCCTGATCGGTGGTCTTGGTGCCGGTGTCGGTCGCGTCGGTTTTTGCGGTCTGATCCGCCGCGCTCGTCTCGGTCTTGGCTTCCGTTTTCGCGGTCGTATCGGCTGCCTGTTTCTGTTCCTCGCCCATGACTATTTGCTCCTTTTTTCGATCTGGTCAAGTGACTGCGCGGACTGCAATTCGCGGGCGCGGTGTTTGGCCTGCTCGTTGGATTCGATCTGAGCCTTGAGCGCGTCGTCAATGGCGTGGCGGTTGGCGAGCGCCAGGGCTTCAAGGGCAAAGTCGCGGCGTCCGGCTAGATAGATTTGGTCGTCTGCCGCGCTCGACTGGCGATAGATGCCGCCCTTGACGATGATCCGCATGAACAGGCGGCGACCGGCTGGCGACTTCATGACCTCGGCCACGTCGGCGGCGAGCTGCGCGTTGTCGGCGTCGGCGTGCTTCGCTGCGATGTCGTTTAGGTGGCTCACTGCATGGCTCCTGCGGCTACGGCGTCAAGGGCGGACCCGGTGCCAAGCGGGGCTTGCGACAGGTCGCGGGCGGCCTTGGCGGTGGCGGGTATGGCCTTGGTAATTTGCTCGGCGCGAAGCGCCTGCTGTTCGGTCTGGGCGCGTTGCTGGCGGATGGCGGTCACGTCCTTGTCGTCGCGAACGACGCCGTGCTCGGTGAATGACTGCGCGGCGATATCGGCCATCTGATCGAAGTCAATCTTGTCCATGATGTCCGGCTTGAACTGAGCGATGCCGCCGACGAACTCCACGAGCTTGAACATGCCGGACATGCGGGTCGCGCTCATCTGCTCGATGTGCAGACTGCTGACGTATTCGGTCTTGAACGTGACCCCCTCGAAAATCGGCGGCGGGGGTGGCAGGCTTCCGTTCTCGGAACAGATCGCGAACACGGCGTCCACGAGCGGGTCGAGCAGGTCGGTGTTTAGGCGCGTGAGGATGGGGCCGAGTAGCGCGACTTTCTCAGCGCTGAGCTCGTTGACCTCGCGGGCGGTCATTTGCTTGGGGGCCATGTTCAAATTGAGCATCATGCTGAACAGGTCAGAATAGAACGTCCTGCCGAGGCGCTTCTCGGTGGCCTCGATGGCGAGCAGCACGGCCTGCAACTGCTGGCGCGTCTCGAACAGGCGGCGGACTCCTCCGCCGTTCTGGCGACCGCCGAGGCCCTGGTCCGGCTCAAAGGTGAGTCCGCCCGGTCCAGTGTTGACAGGCTCGCCCTTCATGCTGGCGGGGGCTACCATGGCGGGATCGACCTCGGCGGCGACCAGCTTCAACTTGTCCAGTTCGAGCGCCTGCAACTGCTTTGCGTCGGCCAGCCCCAGGATGCACGTGCCGACACCGTAGGCGGACCCGAACACGGACCAGCGCGGCGCGATGATCGGGTTGTATCCAAACGAGCGGATGGCGATTATTCCGTTGTTCGGGTCGGTCATGCCGTCGAGCCAATAGACTGAGGCGAACAGGCGGTCGGCGGCGATGTCGGGGAAGCGCTTCGGCTCGTTCCTGCAAACGAGGTTCCAGACGATAACCCGTTCTTCCAGCCGGCCAGCCTTGACCCGCTCGCTGATCTGGTCGGGCAGCCAACCCTCGCCGAACTCTTCGACTAGGTTGCCGACGGTCATGTCGATGCGGCGGAGAAGCGTTTCGACCCGGCCCCTGCGATTCTCGGCGATCCAGTATGCGCCCTCGTCAATTATGTGGAGGTGAATCTGCGTCTCGGGGTCCGGAACGGCAATGGCGCACGCGGTCCCCATGCCGAGGTGCATGTAAATCTGATCGAGCGCGGCGTAGACGTTCGAGCGGTTCATGGTCGCCTGAACGGATTCGGTCGCCTTGTCGAGCCATTCGCGGACGGTCGCCACTTCAGCGAGCTGCTTGTCGAGCACGGAGAATTTGAACCACTGGCGGGCCTGGTTGGTGATGCCGGATTGAAGGCCAGCCCCCATGCGGTGAAGCAAAAGGCGCGGCTCGGTATTCAGGATTTTCTCGTCCTCGCGTTCGGCGTTCCGTTGGTTCGGATCGCCTTCGAGCAGGCACTTTCCTAGATAGGGCTCGAAATGTTTCCGCACGTCCAGCCAAACGGATTCGATTGGCGTCCTGGCGGACTCAAGACTGGCCTTGCGCTTTTCGAGCCAAGTCTTTAGCGCGGCGGTGTCGGCCTTGAATGAGAACTTAGGCACTACCGGCCTCCGAGCGTTGACGCCTTGCCGGCGAGGTTCGGCGCGGCGGTGCTGGCGGTGGGGTAGCGGGTGAACGTGGACATAACGCCACGGCGGAGAAGCTGCTGGCGCTCGGTGGATGCGCGGGCCTGGTCAACGCGGTCGGATGCCGCCTTGAGCGGTTCCTCGGTGGTGACGGTCGGGCGCTGCATGGCGGCGCTGATGGCGTCGGTCTGCTTCTGCTGCTGTTCGAGGGCGGCGCGAGCGGCGTCCTCCTGGGCGCGAGCGGCCTTATTGGCGTCGCGGCGCGTCTTGTCGATGGAACTGATGCCCGCCCCTATCGCGGTGACTCCAACCGTTGATGTAATGGGGTCGCACATGGTCCCTCGCTTTGAGAATGGACCATAGCACCTATCCGATAAATTGGAATAGAGTTGGAATAAAACGACAAAAATAGCCGCTCAACGCCCCTAAACGCCCCTTACTGTTTTTGGAGTGGCGCGGCGGACCCGCCTGAAACCCTTGAAAATATGGGGTTTTTAATGGCACCCCCGGCGTGGCTCGAACACGCGACCGTCGGATTAGAAAGGTCCTGACACCCGTTGCCGCCGAACGGTTTAAGGTTGACGTTGGAAAAAAGTTGGAATACCGTGATGCCTTCAAGTCCAAATTCAGCGAACGGAGGGCACCATGATCTGAACGCGGAAAATATCGCCGACAACTTAAACCCCGCCATTAACCCTGGCGGGGTTTATTATTTTCGGCATGATGGAAAAGAACTTCGCCCCGTCGCCTGGGTGGCACATGGCGCGGTAGTGCTTGAAAAAGATGGCGGTTCCGGCGTGGCCCATTTCAGACGCCACGAGCGCGGCGTCGTGCGTCTCGTCATAGGCATAGGTGGCGAATGAGTGCCGCATGCAATCCGGGGGCCACGCGATGCCAGCGGCCTTGACGATTCGGGCGATGGCCCTGAATCTGTTGCGGTCGTTGAATGGCGCGATGGGGCTCCTGGGCGGGTAGGCGTCCAGCCACGCGCGGAGGTTCGGGCGGATGCGGACGGTGCGGGCGCTTGCCGCCTTCGTGACTGCGCCGTCCAGCATGACGAACATGAAGCTGATCTTCTCTGGTAGCAGGCGGGCCAGCTCGCCCGGTCGGATGCCCGCGAACAGGCCCAGGGCGAAGTACGGGATGAAGTGCGGCGCGGATTTCTCGGCCTCGCGGAGTAGCGCCTCGGCGGCTGCCGGCGTGAGCACTCCCTTGGGCGGCTCTACGGTGCGGGCCTTCTCGATCTGATCGGTTACGACTGAGCGCGTGAGCCCCTTCGCCTTGCACCACCCGAAAAACGCCGACAGGTTCCGCAGCACGGAGTTCCGCGTCGTCGGGCTGAGGTCGTCGAGAAACGCCTCGACCTGCTCGGCGGTCACGTCGGCTACGTTGCCCCCGGCGAACACGGCCAGCCGCTTCACGGCGCTGCGGTAGCCCTTGATGGTTACAGCCTTGACCCGCTTGGCGCGTGCCGCCTCAAACCGGCTGAGCGCATCCGTGAGGCTCGTAGGCGTGATGGCGCTGGTCCCGTAGCGTTCCGCCATGACTCGGGCCGCGTCCGTGAGCGTGAACCCTGGCGGCATGATGCTGACGGCGTTGGCCGCGTCCGCCATCTGCACCCTCGTCAACGGAGGGCGGTTGGCCCCGGTGGCGCTCTCGGTCATGTCGATCCACGCGCGGGCCGCCTCAAGGGTCGTCTGCTGCGAGCGGTGGCGCTTGCCATCGTGGAACAGGAAACAGGCGAACCCGGACCCGATCTTTACCGGGTTGATCGTGCCGCGCCCGTATCGGTTTTTACTTCGGCGGGGCATTCCGATTTTCCAGCGCTTCGCGTAGTCGCTTGTTTTCGGCGATCAGCTCGCCGTTTTGGTCGATCAGTTTGAACTCTCTCTGCTCGTATTTCTCGAATCTGGTTTTTGTCGTGTCGATGTAAGCGTAGAGCATAAAGCCGCCTACGAACAAAACTGTTCCAATAGCCCACTGAAGATATTCAATCATACCGCACCCCTTATCCCTATGCAGTTTTCGTGGCACGCCCGCCACCATCCTTGACATCCTTGGCAGGCGTGCAGGCTTTTTGTCGAAGGGCTTCCTTGCACATTTCGACCAGTTGTTTCGACAAATCGGCGTTGATCGCGATGAGCTGTTTATGCGACTCGCCAAGGTCTTTCGCGGCGTGGCTCAGCTCCGTGTTTTGAAGGATCAGGTTTTCCAATCCCTCTTGCGTGATCTGCGGGGGCGCTGTGGATCGCAACACGGGCGGCTTTGCGTGCTCCGTTTTTTCGTCGTCCACGCCCAAAAGCCAGTCAGTTGTTACACCGCAACGGTGTGAAACTTTTAAAATTTCATCTACGCTCGGCTCGCGAGAATTATTTTCCCAGCGTGCGTACGTCTGTTGAATCAAGCCAAATTCCCTAGCAAAATCAGTCTGAGAGCGGCCTCCTCTCAGGATTTTCAACCTATCACCTAAGGTATTTTTACCCATAAACTCCTATTCGGTGTTGACCCGAACACCTAATCGGTGTATCTTTCATGACATTAGCAACACGTTCCGTTTAGAGAATACCTAAAAACCAGGAGTAAGTCATGCAAAAAGGCGCAAGCCAAAAGAAGCCGATGATGCGGCGGTCGATTCGGTTTGTCGGGATTACTGACGTTGCCGGTGTCTGCGGGGTGAGCGTCGTTCACCTGCGGATGACCCTCAAGGGGATGCTTCACGATTCCGGCGTCGCATCGTTTCCTGTGGCGTCACGTCGGCGGAGCAAGGTGCTGGAAGCGAAGATTAAGGCCAAGTATCCGAACCTGCTGAAAGAGGTGGTCAAGTGATCTCTGAAACCCCCGAACAACGCGCCGAACGCATCGAGCGCCAGGAACAGGCCGACATGCGCGAGATTCGCACTGGCCGCACGCCCAGGAGCGTCACGCCGAGTCACCTGCCGATGAGCGAGTATCAGGCCAGCACGTTTCGTCGCACGGTCTACGCGCCGCCGACGGTGACGAAGGCGGACGCGCTGACGATGGCGGCGTTTGCGGTAGGCGCTGTGGTGGCGTTCGTGTGGGTGCTGGCAACGCGGTAGGAGGGAACATGGGCGCACTCGTCAACGGTGTTGAAGTCAGGCGGGAGTTCGTGAAGGGGATCGAGCGCGGCCTCACGCCGAACGACATAGGCGTCATTCTGGACCTGTCGCCGCGTCTCGTGGTGCGGAAATATCTGCGTACCGGAAGGATCAAGTGCAAGGCGGTCGGCAAGTCTTACCGCGTTCGCCCGGTGCATCTAATCGAGTGGTGGGAAAACGGGCGCAAATAAAAGAGGCCCATCGGCTGTAACCGAGTGGGCCGAACAAAGGAAGAGGTCGATAGGATGAACGAGGAAGAGAATATTGTCAACTGTGAATCAGGGCAACTGGTCGAGATGACCGCGCCCGACATCGTGAACAGCAACGATGGGTTTGAGAAGGGCGAGCCGTGGAGCTCTGGCATTAAGCCGACCAGCTCGACGTACCGCGAATATGTCGCGAACAAGCGGCGGTTTAATCTGCATCCGATGGATGCGGGCAAATAGAGAAGCCTCCCCGCTGGTACAGGGAGGCTCCAAAACGAGAAACAACGAACGAGGTACATAGAATGACGGATGAGACGAAAGTTGTCAAGGGCCGCGATTTGATTACCGCATCATGCAGCGCCACGTTTCTGCGGTGTCAGCGCATGTACTACTGGCGCTACGAGGTCGGGCTGAAACCAGTCCGCAACTCGCACGCGCTCCGGTTCGGTTCGGCCTGGCATATCGCCATGGAGTGCCGGTGGCAGGGCATGGGCTACGACGACGCCCTGGCAGCCGCAATCGCCAAGGCCGACACGTTCGAGGAATTGGACGTTGCCACGCTGAGCGCCATGCTCGCGGGGTACTACGCTCAATACGGCGGCGAGTTGGAGATTATCAAGAATCTTTACCCCGAACAGGAATTCCGCTTCCCGCTCGCGGGCTCCCGCACGTTCGACGTTGCCGGGAAGATCGACGGGCTCGGCGTGACGGTGGACGGCGACGAGTGCCTGATGGAACACAAGACGACCAGCGAGGACATTTCAGCCGAGTCGAAATACTGGAACGTGCTGCGGTTCAACAGTCAAATTTTCCAGTACGTCGGCGCGGCGCGGATTCACCACTGGAACCCTACGAAGATCATCTACGACGTGACGCGCAAGCCGAGCATCCGCCCCCTGTCGAACGTGCCGGCGCTCGACGAACAGAATCTCAAGATCGTGCTGGCGGCGGACGGCTCCCGCGTCGTCAAAAAGGACGGCACTCCGAAACAGACTGCCGACAAGGAAAAGGGTGAGGTCGTCCAGGGTGCGCCCGAGACCGCCGAGCAGTTCGGGGAACGACTCATGGCCGACATCCAGGCGCGGCCCGAGTTCTACTTCGCCCGCCGCGAGGTGCCGATCCTGGAGGCGGACCTTGCTGAGTTCGAGGTTCAGCGCCTCGGCATTTCGCGCCAGATCATCGGTCTGCGTGCGGCGTCGCGCAAGGCGGCTCGCGCGGAACACGCGTTCGCCAGGAACTGCGGCAAGATGACGTGCGGCAACTGCGACTATGAGCAGTTCTGTATGCAGAACATCGCCGTTGATCCGGCGAATCCGCCCCCCGGCTATCAGGTCGGAAACAAGTTTGAAGAGTTGTCAACTGTTGGCGATTCCATCGGTTAAATCACAAGGAGAGAGAAGTCATGCCCGCAACCCCGATTCCTACACGTCGCATCGGCCCCACGGCCCCGCCTGTTCAGGCGCAACCTGAGCTGAGGAAACAAGTCACGTTCGGCCAGATCCAAAAGGCTAGCGGACACCGCATTCTGCTGTACGGTCCTGGCGGCATCGGCAAGACCACGCTGGCGACCCTGTTGCCGGGTCCGGTGGCGTTCATCGACTTGGACGAGTCGCTGCCCCGTCTGCGCCCCCAGCTCGACGCGGCGGGACGCACTGCCAATATCATGCCGGTTGACGGCGTGCGCGATTGGGCGGCGCTGCGCGGCGTCTTGCAGGCGGACGGATGGGAGGGCGTCAAGTCCATCGTGATCGACACGGCGACCAAGGCCGAGGAACTGGCGATTGCCTGGACTCTTGAAAACGTGATGCAGGACGGGAAGCGCTGCACGTCGGTAGAGGGCTATGGTTACGGCAAGGGTTACGGCTACGTGTTCGACACGTTCCTCTGCCTGCTCGGCGACCTGGATCGCCATAGCCGCGCCGGTCGCAATGTGGTCCTCATCTGCCACGACTGCACGAGCACGGTCCCGAACCCGTCCGGCGAGGATTGGCTGCGCTACGAGCCGCGCCTGCAATCGCCCGCGTCGGGCAAGGCGTCGATTCGCCTGCGGACCCGCGAGTGGGCCGATCATGTCCTGTTCGTCGGGTATGACGTGAACGTGACAAAGGACGGCAAGGGCCAGGGCTCCGGCACGCGGACCATCTACACGGCTGAGCTGCCGCACTGCATGGCGAAAAGCCGCTCGACGAACGAGCAGCTTCCTCTGGACGGCGACGGGTCGGAAGTGTGGGCCAAGATCATCGGTTAAAAAAACAACAACGAAGGGACGAGGACATGGAAAACGGGACATACAGGGCGAGGCCGAAAACGGCGACGGTTGAAGAAACGAAAAGCGGCGCGTTGATGGTTTATATCATCTACGCCATCGAGGGCGGACCCGAGATTCGCGGCTCGCACTGCCTCTATTCGGGTAGCAACGCGAAAAACCCGAACATGCTTCAGACGAAAAACGTGGACACGCTCAAGGCGCTCTACGGGTGGGACGGCACGCTCGAAAACCTGTGCTCTCATTTCGTCGGTGCCGACCTGTCGGGCTTCGAGGTCGAGGTCGAAGTCGAGAACAAGCTCTACAACGGGACGAACGAGAAGTACATCGGCAAGATGTTCCCGGAAATCAAGTGGGTGAATCCGCCCGGTGGAGGCGGCGGGCGCGGGTTGAAGATGCCGGAAGAGGGTGAGAAGAAATCCATTCTCGCCAAGTTTGGCTCCAAGTTCCGCGCCGCAGCCGGCCCCCAGCCGGTGACGCGCAAGCCCCCGCAGACCCCGCCGCAGGGGTTGGAGGACGGCCCCGCCAAACCCGCCACTGCCAAGCCAGCCGCCCCGCCGAGCCGTCCGGCCATGCCTACGGTCAAGCCGGTGGGGGCGAACATGGATTCCGTGTTCGGTCGGTTCTGCGAGCTGACCAGCTTCGATGACAAGACGCCTGCCGACCGCAAGACGGAACTCGAAACGATCTGGTGGGGCTACACGGATGCGACCGGAAAAACCCAGGACGCGATGACGGGCGACGATTGGGCGAGCGTGCTCACGGCGATCAACGCCGATTCGGCGGCGGGAAAGCTGCTGCCGTTCTGATGTGAACAGGTCCGAAAGGACGCCCCGGCCCGGCGATTGCCGGTGTCCGGGGTTATTTCGATAGCGCAATAATTTTGAGGCGAAAATGGAAAATGAAACGGTCTTGATTCTTCGCACCTGCAACGCCGATATGACTAGTTACAACAATTTCAAGTGGCCCGAGAGCGGACGTGTCGAAGCTCCCGATTGGCGCGATGATGGCGACTGCGGACGCGGCTTGCACGGTTGGCTTAACGGCGAAGGCGATGGGTCGCTTGGCAAATGGGATGTTGATGCTAAATGGCTTGTTGTGCGCGTGCTTAAATCGGACGTGCGCGATTTGGTTGGTAAGGTGAAGTTTCCGAAAGGCGATGTTGTTTTCTGCGGCGACCGTAAAGGCGCGACTGAATTCCTGGTTGCGAACGGTTGCGACGGAATGGCCATTATCGGCGGCACGGCCACGGCGGGCTTCAAGGGCACGGCCACGGCGGGCGATGAGGGCACGGCCACGGCGGGCGATGAGGGCACGGCCACGGCGGGCTTCAAGGGCACGGCCACGGCGGGCGATGAGG